GTTCTTTGACCTTTCGCATTTCTGCCAAAGTTTCTGCCATTGACTTGTTATACTTCATTTTTCTCTCCGTGTTACTATTTATACTAATTATCTACTTTACTACCACCACGCCACTGGTAACAACTCCAATAACCTGCGGTAGTCTTGTCTTTCTTCTGGTCGCAATTGTGTCGTGCCCTAAATGAGGCTCTTCTACCAGGGTCGTCTCTTTTGATTTCCATATTAGGATCGCCAAAGGTTACTTTAATAACATTACCTTTTTTGTTCTTAACATAGACGCCAAACTTTCTTTTACTGCCACTTGGTAATCTGAAAGGATCATTAAGATTTACTTTACGACCTTGATACTCTGCCTCAGTAATGCCCTCTGCCTCATGTTCATATACCATGCCCTCACAAACAAGATCAATGCGTTCTACCTCTTTTCTTGTTTTCATTATTTACCTCTTACTTTCGCAGCCAAGTCTTTATCTGCCTTACCCCAAGTACCAGATGATTTAGTTACAAAACTATTCACTCTTGCCATACCCCATTGTTGTGGTGTAGTACCAGGTCTATGTCCAGTTCTCCATGCAGCCATACCTCTGTTATATACTTTCATTAGAATACCATATGGCATACCAGATTTCGCTGCCTTCTTTTTGACGCCCTCATTCTCTGCCAATAGTTCATCTAACATTTCAGATACAGTTTGGTCTAATACAACTCTATATGCTGTACCATACTCATCTTTATATTGTTTGATTGTTTCATCTAACTCTGACCATGCTTTGATATCTTTGATTTCTTCTTTGACATCATCACCAAACATTCTCTTAAATTTCTTTGTATGTCTACTTGGTTTAGTTTTAGCGTCAGCATCACCAGGTGCAGGTTTATATGCCTTAGGATTATCATCGTCCATCTTTGCACCTTTTGAAAAGTGTCTATCTCTGGCAATCTTTGTTGATTTTGCAAAATCACCTTTACCAGGTTTTTGATAGTAAACTGCAGGTTGTGTGCCAGGTCTATCTTTGATATCTGGATCTTGTCCACCATATGCCGTTTTCTTTCTTTCACCATCGTGTTTCTTTTCGTCCAGTTCAACTTCTTCAAACTTTTGAAATTTTCTATCATCAACAAACTTTGCATAGTCTCTTACTTGACCTGGTGTTTTGATATTAAATTTTCTTTGTGTGTGTATTTGATTTGCATTTTCTGGTCCTTGTGTCCATGTATCTACATTTCCAACTTTTGGTTGTCCAGGTGTTACAACATTTAATTTACGATCTTTCTTTTCTGCCTTTTTAGTTTCTTTTTCTTCATCATCTGTATTTTTTTGTTGACTATCTTTAGCATTGTTTATTTCTTCTTCAAATGTAGAAAAAGATTTTAAAGTTCTACTATTCTTTTGTAATACTAATTTCTTTTTGTCAACATCTTCCGTTTGTAATTCTGTATCAATTACCTCTGCAGGTTGTATATCATCTAAAAATGCCTTCTCTACACCACCATCTTCCATTTCATATTGAATATAGTTTGGCCCTCTTTTGATAATCGTACCTACATTACGATTTGATATTACTTCAATTTGTTCACCCATTAAATAAATCTCATTATTGTGATACTGTTCTCTAATACTTTTCAAATCCTCATTATCATTAGGTGGTAGTATTTCTTCGTTAACTCCCATACCCTTTTTTAAGTCTTTAAATAATTTCATGGCGTCATTCTCCCTTGTGCCTGCGATAAGTCCTGCTCTAAAACTTTTGAAGTCATTTCTCATAGCAAAATCTCTCATCTTACTGGCACTCATGCCTGAGGCACCAGTTGCGTCTGGGTCTCTTGCCCCAGCACTCACTACTTCAATTGTATCAAAGTTATAGTCCTTACCATTATATTGTTTCGTTAATCTTTTAAATTCTGCGACCCTATCTGATCCTGCAACCATCATAACATCTGTATATTTTTTGTCAAATCTATTTTTCAATATTTCCATAAATGTTCGTTCTCTGCCTGTCGCTGGTAAAATTTGTATACCTACTGGATACATCTTTTTAAGATAGTCAATCTTTTGTTTTACACTCAATGGATTTTTTCTACGATCCTGAGTGGCACTCACATATAGCACAGGTAGACCTTTTACCCTTTTTGCCATAGTGATAACTCTATCAATTAATTTTTGATGACCTATCGTTGGTGGGTTCATACGACCAAAGGCAAACACTACGGTTTGCTTTCGTCCTACGCCCTTTCTTAATAGTTCTTTAATTGTCTTCATTAAATTCCTTAAATGATTTAATCTTTACACTTTCACCTCTAGCAGTTTTAAAATCACTTGCTTTTGGCGCACCTTTAGTGCCTGGTTTTCTCATCTTCTCACCAGACCCTTGTTTTATTCTTTGTCTTTTCTTATGAATATTTTTCCACAAACTCATTACTCGCCCCCTCCGTTGCCATTTCCATTACCACCATTACCTGGTGTAGCACCATTGCCATTACCATTCGCACCGTTACCATTACCATTGCCGTTACCATTACCACTTGTATTCTGTGGTTCTTGTTTTGGTCCTGGTCCTAGTCTACCATAGTAGGCATACTTTCTAAATTTAGGTACACACACTTTAAGTTTCTTATCGTACTTATATCCTGGTGGACACTTTTTACTTTCTGCAAATTGTTTAAAACTCCACATTAGCCTTCCCAATTTTTTGCAGCCGTAAAGTTTTGAATACTAAACTCTAGTCTATCAACTAACTTTACTGCCTTACCTTTCTTATCTACTGCAACATAACCTTCTGGGTTTGTTGCCTTTAGTCCGTTACCATCTCTCTTAAATGTACCAATAGACTTCGCTTTGTTTAGTTTGTCTATAATTACTTTTTTGGCTCTTTGTAAAGACTTATAAGTGGCACATGCCATGTAGATTGATTTATTATGTTCATCTATAAATTTGATACCAGTATCTTGTATTGTTTGATACTTTTGTTTTGAAGCGTCTGTCTTTACTCTATCAATTTCTTTTTGTGTTTTTTCTGCATAGTAATTTTTAAAATTAGTTGCCGTTTCAGTTGTAGATGGTAAATCAGTTGCGGCACGAATAAAACTGTTAAGATAAGTTTTAAGTTGTACACCTATAGATAAAGTATTCTTTTCTGTTTTAATTTTATTCAGTAGTTCTTTTGATTGTTTTAAACTACCACTTGCCATATTAATAATCTTTTGTAATTGTTGAGTTTCACCTATAGTCATAGTTGCATTACCAGATACATCTTTATATGAAGCGTCATCAAACCAGACATTAGGTGTTCTTCTTAATTTAGAAACATTGGCACCAAACTTGGCATTCATCTTATCAAAACTTCTACCTTTGTATGTTGTATGAAACACAATACCTAATTTACTATTTTTAATCTTACGACCAAATGGTGTATTTTCAGGTACCATGTAAACAATAGTATTAGGTTGAAAAGAAATCATTGTTTCAGATTTACCACTACCATCTTTGTAAGTAGTTAATTTTTTACCTGATGATGTAAACATTAAATCACCTTGTAGTATTTCTTTCATACCAAGACCAGAAAGATATTGTAAACATTCTCTTAATATATTTGCAACTGGTCCTTCATGGTTGTTTCTTATATCTTGTATATTGTAATTTACTTTAGGTGTCTTATTGAATACTGACTTTGTGCCTACAAAAAATTTACCATTCTCTGGACTTGGTCCACAAACTATTGCAGGTGCACCATCCCATTTTGTTGTAACATTTAATTTACTTGTTGAATTACCTGCCAACATATCTTTTAGACTTTCTAAAAAAGCAATCGCATTTTTACCACCATCAAAACCATTATTGATGATATCATCTTCTAAATGTTCTAGGTGTGTATTTTTATCTTCTACTAATAACATTAAAATTTTATATTTCTTCTAAATGATACTTCAGGTATTGCACCTAAAAATTTCATTAATCTATTTACACTTGACTTGGCAAAACTACTTGCCTTTGCAATCACTCTACTAAACAAAGACTTGACTTTGTTTTTAATTACATCTATAATACCCTCATCTAAACTACCATACCATTCATTTGAGTAATCTTCTTTTTGACCTGCCATACTATCAACAATCAAAGATACAACTGACCAAAAATTATATTCACCAGTTTTTTGTTTCTTTACAACTCTACCACTTGTTTTAAATCTTGCCTGTAGTTTCATAGCGTCTGCAATCTTCTTACAGTAGGCGTCATCATCTACGCTTTCTATTCTTACTTTACTGCCATCAGCACTTGCAACGACCATAAACTCTGCCGCACTATTACTACCTTTACCATACTTCTCATAACCAGACATCGCCTCTCTAGCAAATGCAATCTTAAACTTGGCACTCTTTTCAAACAACTGACCTAAATCTCTCATACAATCTTTATGTGCAGCCTCTGCCGCGTTTACAACTGGGTTATCACCTTTCTTAATAATAGGTCTTAACTTACCAGGTGCAAGTGTAGATGTAACAAAACCATCAAAGGTTTTATTTGCTTGTTTAAACTCTGGTGATTTTTTAAGTGCGGGTGTTGATTTCAATGCCGCATAGAATGTTGCGGTACTCTCTGCCTTACCACCTGACATCAATTGTGCCATGCCAATCTTTAGTGATAATCTTTTATTGCCTATGAGTATGTCTGTTTTAGGTGTGGTGTCTGTTGCACCATATGAAGACCAGAAAGGTGTTAATTTAGATTTGGCACGACCATATTGTTCTGCCTTAGCATTCTTGTTACCAAATCTTTTTGCGATTGCCTTGGCGATGAGTTCGCCTGCTTTTAATGCTGCCTTTTCTTTCTGCAACATTTTAAATACACCTGGATTGATGCCAGATGTTGCAAGGTCTAGTTTCTTGCCATTATTCTTATGCCAACCAATAACTATGGCAGCCTCGTAATCTTCAGCCTTTAATGCCTCAGTTAGTGATGGACCTTCGTTATCCCAGTCTGTAAAACTCTTAATAGTCATATACTCCCATTAATATATTAAAATAACTATTTAGTCAAGCAGAAACTGTGGTATACCTCCATTTACTAACCATATTTGATTTTTATTATGAAATTCTGCAAATTCTTTTGCTTTATCACGGAACTTAAATACTTTTATTGTTCTTTCTTTGTTCTCAACTACTGCAAACTCATAAGACTTGCCTTTGCGTTTAGTTTTTACAGAATACTCTATATTAGAACTTGAAGTCTTGGAACTTCTTGTATTTTTCTTCTGGACTTTCTTCCGTCTTTTCAAGGTTGTGTTCGACATATTTCTCCTGTTCTGGTTGTATTAAGTTTTGTGCCTGTTGTTCTATATCAAACAGTTTCATTCTGGCACGGTCAACACCAATAATAAACTTACGATTTACTGTTGGGTCATTATATCTGTTCTTCAACTGTTTGACTAACATCTGGCCTGCTCTTTCTAATTCTTCACTACTAATTAAGGCAAACATAAAGTCTGCTGTAGCGGGCAAACCAAAACTCTCTGAGGTATCTTCTAAACCAATATCACTAGATACAAAACCAGATCTGGTTGTTTGAGTTGCGGTTACGATTGGTACATCTAATTCTACTGCAAGACCACGCATTTCTTCAGCGATTGCTTTTACATAGGTATATGAGTTTACATTTGCACCAGGTTTAAATCTACTACTTGCACATATATTAATATAATCAACAAATATGATATCTGGTTTAAATGTTCTCTTTAGTGCCAACTCGTTGACTAATGCACGGTAATGATTAACACTTGCACTTGCTGTTGGATATTCTTTGATAATTAAAGTGCCAGTAGTTTTATTTTGTAACTTGACTATCTTTTCGTTAAATAACTTTTTATTTAACATATGTAAATCTTCCATAGATATGCCAAGTAAGTTTGCGTCTATTCTTTCAGCAATTCTTTCTTCAGCCATTTCCATGGTGATATACAAAACATTTTTATTCTGTGCCAATGCACCTGCAGCCTGATGACACATAAACAAAGTTTTACCAACACCCGTGCCTGCCAATGCAACATTAAGAGTTTTTGTAGGCAAACCACCTTTGGTTACTTTGTTAAAATAATCTAAATCAAATGGTATTCTGTTTTCTTTTTTGTGGTAAAAATCAAATCTTCGTTCTATATCTAGTAAGTAATCATGGCCAACATTACGATCAAAACTAACAGATAGAGCGTCCCGTAATATTTCTGGTATAGCCTCAGGAGTATGTTTCTTATCTTTTCCATCTAATATATGTATACCGTCCATTACTGCATTATGTACAGCACGGTCTTTACAAAATTTTTCTGTGGTATTGACTAACCAGTCTAGGTCTATTTCTTCTTTGTTAAGTGTAGATATTAAGTCAACGATTTGTTTATATTCGTCTTCGTTTAAATCTTTGCGTTTACCAATATCAATTTGTAGAGTTTCTTTAGTAGGTCGTTTATTATATTGGTCAATAAACTTTCTGATCTCATCAAATACAATTCGTTCTTTACGGTCATCAAAGTATTCTGCCTTGAGAAAAGGTAATACTTTTCTGGTATAGTCTTCGTTATGTAATAAATTTTTAAGTGTTGTTCTCTCTATTCTTTCCGCTGTTACCATTATTATCCTTCTCTACTTCGATTGCTAAAATGTCGCCCATGACATTTATAAAACTTTCTGAATTGGTATCTATATCTTTTGGATTTTCATGTACATTATATTCAAACTTTAACCGTAACTTATCGTTTTCTTCTATGGGTGTTACTTTACCATAAGTGTACATAACACCCTCGAACTCTCCTTCTTGTATAAGAAACCCAGTCAAATCACTTTGTGGATTTTGCATATAACTATACTTCGGGATTGCCATAACTATATTCTTTTTTTGCTGCCTCGTCTAGTTGTGCCATTATATCATCAGTAAAATATTTCTCTGGTTCGTTGTAGATAGATTTGGCATATTGTTTAGTGCCATCTGGTAGTTCTATTCTTGTTGATACTTGTTTAAATATACCATGTTTAACTGCCAGATCAAGTAAACCATAATACTTGTCTAATCCAGTTTCATATCTTAATCTAACATCGACCATCATATTCTCTTTTGATAATCTGGACTTTTGTGTCTTACAATGTATGATATTACCAATGACCTCTGTACCATCTTTTTCTTTTTTCTTTGATAGGTAAATGATTGTACTTGCGGCATATTTAAGTCCACTACCACCACCCATTTCTTTAGTTGGCATATATGCACCAACAACATCATAGGTATGATTAGTAATAACCATAGGTACTTTTGCACGACCAAGTTTCAAAGTCAACACTCTAAATGCAGCCTTCAATACTTGAGCCCTAGTCATATCTCTAGTTTCTTTACCATCTGCTGTATCTTCAACTTCTTTTGTAGTAGATAACATACCAAGACTATCTAATACCATAAAGATAGGTTTTCTATCTGCTTCATCTTGTTCCATGTATTTATCTAATACAGTTATTGCCTGTGTTCTAAATTCTTGTACAGTTGTTACTGGCATTATAATCATTCGTTCACTATCAATACCACGATTTTCGATTAGTTGTTTTGTTAACGCACTTTCACTTTCAAAGTATATCACACCTGCGTCTGGGTTACTATCTAAAAAGTGTTTAACCATGCCTAGTACAAAGAATGTTTTACCAGTTGCACTTTCACCTGCTAATGCGGTAATCTTGTTTGATGGTATGCCACCATGAATACTACCTGACAATACTGCATTGAATATATGTGAACCAGTATCAATAAATGTATCTACATCACCTGCTTCTACACCTTCACTTACTAAACTGGCATATTCGTTACCTGTTTCTTTAATTATCTGTTTCAGAAAGTCTGGCATTGTTTGTCTCCTTTTTTATCATAAAATCTAATTTCTTGTAGAGTTTGCCTACAGTTTCACATTCTGTTATCTGTATTGCACCTCGTTGTAATGACGCTTGTAAAACCTTTATCATAGTTTGATAATCACCAAGGTTTAGATTTTGGTCGTCTAGTTTTTCTAAAAGTTCTTTCATTATATCACATTCCTTTCCATAAGTCAAGCATTATCTTATAATTTGTATATCTGCACCCTCTGTCCATATCTCAAGGTCATTTCTTACCATTTCATTGGCAACTAATTTATTATATCTTTTAGTAGCAATCTTTTGCCACCATTTAATTACATTTTCAAAAGAAAATTTATCGTAATGAAATCCTGGTTTTAGTTTATCTGTTTTACCTTTAATATAATCTGGTACATTCTCGTAACCGTAATCACTTACATAAAATCTTTTCTTTTCTGTTAAAGACTTCTTGTCTTCTAAAAATTTTACAAATTTATTATACAAGTGTTCGTTATGTTTTTTTAATGATGATTGTATTATATTTATCATGGCATGATGTGTTGTCAACTTACGACTACTAATACCATCTTTTACAATAGGTCCACCATTCTTCTCTTTAAACCAATCGTTTATCTTTGTAAAACTTTCACCATGTAACATAGGTATAAAATTACTTTCTGTTACACCTTTAAATCGTAAGTAAGGTTTCATACCATCATATTGACTTGACGATTTACTACTACCATATAAACTTGTTGTTTCAAACAAACATATATTTGTGTTATACTTATCATCTATCAGTTTCTTTATTCTATGACTACAACATATCGCGGCAAGTAATTTACCACCAAGATAGTTGTAACCAAATGGTTGTGTAGGCACAATAGTGAAACCCATGATTGCGGCATGATTAAATCTTTTCATTTCTACCTTGTCTTGCGTTTTCAATGGTCTACCTAATACTTCGTTTCTAGGTTTACTATTCATCATAGGACTACCAAAACGAATAAACCCTACAATCTTATTTGTGTTTGTTTCTTTTACAATTATTCGTATTGCCTTACCAGGTATACTTGCCATCGCGGTATGACTTGTAACTTTATTTAATATTCTGGTAAATGTATCGTTGTCCATTTCTTGTATATCAAAATTCATATTCTCTGGCAATATGCCAAAGTCATTAAAGAAATCATCTTCATCTGCCATACCAGGTAATTGAAATGGAAAGTCTTTTACTTGTTCTAGTTTTTGCTCTTTAATATATTGATCTATTCTATCAAACTGAGCAAAGTAGTTTGTAAAATATAACATCGCCCATTCAGCGTCTTGTTGATTTAATATCATGCAAAAAAGTCCTCAATAGTATTACTATCAGAGGCGTCTATATGCCAGTTGATTGCACCTAGAATAAATCGTAATGGTTCCATAAATGATTTAGTGAATTGTGTTTCATAATCAATATACCCATGCATATCAAACTCTTTAGGTAATTTAGATATAAAAGTAATACAGTTTGCATTCCATAGATTTTTTCTTAGGTGAATATATTTACCTTTGTCGCCCTCATAGATAGATTGAAACTTATGACCAATCTTTTTAATTTTAAGTAGGTGATTATACATCAATGCACCTTTAACATGCATTGGTGTACCTTTCTTGTATATAGATGTTCTATCACCATATTTCTTCACACCATTTATACTACGAGGAAAAGCAATCTGTTCAGGTGGTAACAATTCAAACTCACGCCTAAAGTCAATAATAAATTGTTTCATTTCTTGTTGATCACCACCCATGATAACTTTGAATGCCTCTTTAAGTTTATCTCTACAAGGTAAAGGGGTAGAAGTTTTTACTGCCTCGATACCCATGATTTTTAATTTAGGTTCTGGGTATTGTACACCCTCAGAATTATGAACATTAAGAATATATCTTTTCTTTGCCGTCCAGATACCTTTGTCAGCGATAACTTCTCTTTTCATTACCATTTTGTTTTCATAAACATTCATGTAACTACCAAGTTCGTTATAACACTTTTCGATATATGGTTCAAACTTTTCTGTACAGAATTGATCTAATGCTTTTACGATTTTTGTTTTATCAGTTGCACCAGTTAACTTTACAAGTGGTGCCATATTAACATAGATACTATCTGTATCAGAGGCAATAACATAATCTTTATTGTCTGTTTTATATAACTTGTTAAAATACTCGTTGACTTTTTTATCTATCCATCTGATATTCAATTGACCAGATGTAGTGATTGCTTCTGCCTGTCTGTGGTCATAGTATCTAAAATATTTGTTACCAATCGCACCATAGGCACTATTTAAAGAAATCTTTTTAGAATGTTGTATTAGATAAAATTTTCTTGCCAGTTTTTCATACTTCTTATCTTTTGTGTTGGCATACATTTGTTCTGCCTCTAACATTTTCTTTTTGTAGATAACACGGTCGTCATATTCTCTTTTAATAATTCTAGGTAACATACCAAGTTTATTTGTTTTGTACATTGTGCCATTTGCAGCCATACAATTACCATCAGACATATCAATCTTTTTGTCTAGTAGTTCATCTATCAATACATCTTTACGATCAGATAATATTGTCTCTGGTGAAATATTATACTGCATAATCAAATGTGGATATAGTGAGTTTAAATCAAACGATACTACCCAATCATGGAAACCAGTAATAGGTTCTTTTACATATGCACCAACAAGTTCTTTCGATTGTGGATTCATATCACGCATTGGTACAATCGTATTTGTTTTTAATAGTTCGTTGTAAATAATAGTGTCCCACATACGAACCTGTGAGAATACATCTTCATAATTTACTTTGGCATTGTATGCCATAGTGATTGCAAGTTCTATCAGTTGTAATCTATCTTCTAGTCTATCAACTAATTCAACATCTTGTATATTATAATCTATGAATGATTGTATGTCTTGTTGATACCATTCTTTGAAAGTATCATATGGGTTATCGTCTTTTGTTTCACCAAGTTCTACAAAACCAATATGGTCTAGTTTATAACTCTCTTGGTTTTTGATTGTAAATTTTTGATAAAGTTGTAGGTAATCTAATTGTGCAATACCATGTAATCTAAAATAAGTTTGTGTCTTACCCATATAGTAGGTACTATCTTCCATGACTTGACCCCAAGGCGACATTTTATTCTTTACAGTTTCACCAAGTATCTTATCAATTCGTCTTACAAGATATGGTATGTCAAAGTATTTACTATTCCAACCTGTAATGATGTCAGGTGTATATTCTTTCCAGAATTTAATAAACTTGATAAGTAAATCTTTTTCATCAATACATTTTATATAATGCACATTATCTTGTTTAGGTTTATAATCTGCTAAACCCCAAACCAATATTTGTTTTTTAACTTGGTCTTTGATTGTTATACAAATCATTTTTTCTGCATGGTCTTCTACATTAGGAAAACCATGTTCACTTTCAACCTCAATATCAATAGTGTAAATACGAAGTTTATCTTTATCATATTCTACTGTGCCAGAATATTTGTCTGAAATAAATTGATATTGAAATCTATCTGTGCCATAAACAAAGTTTTTATGTTCTTCATATCTTTTGATGGCACTTCTTGCCTCTCTTATTGTATTATAAGATTTAGGCATAAGACCTTTGCCATCTAAAGAGTTATGGGTACATTGACCTTTGAATGGAAAATATAAACGAGGTTGGTATTTTATTCTTTCAGAAAATCTTTCACCGTTTTGAAAACCTCGTATGTGTAGAAAATCGCCATGTGGCGTAACATTCGTATAAAAATCCATTATGTAATTATATCAGGTTTTGACTTATTTGTCAAGTGGAAAATGTTTGTCTAATGCCTCAAGTTGATCTTCGTACATAGCAATCTGATTAAGTTCTTTTTCTAAAGTTTCAATGATATCGCTATGTTCACCTATGCCTACAACTTGTCTCATGTAGACTTCCACATTTGCTTTATGTTTATCAATATGTCCCTGTGCGTGGGATCTAAGCGCTTGTATTATTTCCGTTCTCATTTTTCTCCTCACTTGGTTTTTTACCAATGTTATATTTTGGTTCTAATATCCATTCATGTTTTTCTTTGAATGGTAGTACCTTAATTTGTGATAGAGGCGCTGTTGTGGTAACTTCACCAACAAGTTCTATAAGTCCCCAATCACTTAATAATTTACCAATAGTATTTCTTCTTTCAATATCATTGGCAAAAATATTTGCTGTCTTGCCATCTAAGGCAAATAACTCTTTGAAGTGAACAATAAAATATCTACCTTGTTTATGTAGTATATGACAAGATTGATATATCTTCCGTTCTTTTCTACTTGCAACACCTATTCGTGTTAGTGTCTCTCTAATTTTTAGGAAATCGTCTGGCTCTTTGATTTTCACCTCGAGCATTTGATCTGGTTTCCATTCTATAACTTCACTCATTTTTTCCCACCTTTATATAATCTCTCTTTTATATAATCAATCTGTGATTTGGTAAGAATGTTGAGAGCCTCACTTGCTTTCTTATTTGAGTAACCATAGTATTGTTTTATAACATCAATATCTTTGATCTTACTCTTTGTTAACCACTTACTAAATCGTTTCTTATTTCTTATAGTATTTAGTAGAAACGAAAATTGCATGTGTTTTGAGGCATGATGTAACCTATTCATTTCGTTAGCATACATCACCGTATCAGGAAAGTAAGATAAACCTTTGTTGATAATGAATGGTGGATATTTCTTTTCCCAATCTTTATCATCACTATCTAGTAGTTTTTCTTTCGACCAGTTGATTGCGGTGAGGTAGTTTGTTAATTTATACTCACTCATTTGAATTTACACTCACCCATTATTTCTGTTAAACATGCCACCATATTTAACTCTGGGTCAGCCACAAACGCATTTTTATATTGATATTCTGCCAATAGTATAACCATAGGTGGTATACTTTCTGGTTTCATAGTATTATAAAAGTTTGAATATAAATCTTTAAATAGTCCTGCAGGATCTTGGTCAATATTATCTACGACCCACTTTCTCATATCACCAAAGTGTCTATTCTTTAGTGCCTTAGATAATGATTGTAGGTTTGCTTCAGATATTGTTACAAGTATGCCAGTATCTATTTTACCAGATACAGAATATCTTTGTAACTCGTTTATTGTTCTTCTAAAGTCAGGATAATATTTGATGATTAATTCTGCAACAACCTTGGCGTCAAAGTCTATGTTCTCTTGTTCAAGTATTGTACATAATCTTTTATGAAATAAACCTGCTAGTTGTTCTTTATCTTTATTCTGTATTACAAAATTTATAACAGTACACCTAGAATGAATAGCAGGTATAATTTTATTCTTGTAATTACATGTAAATATAAATCTACAATTATTACTAAATGTTTCGATAAAGTTTCTTAACGCAGGTTGCACGGACTCAGCATTCATATAATCTGCCTCGTCAACAATAACAACTTTTGGTTTATCACTTTCGTTTAGTGATACAGTACTGGCAAAATTTTTGATTTGATTTCTTACAACATCAATTGAACGACCTTCGTCAGAACCATTGATGACCATAACATCACAATCAAGTTCATTACATAGTGCCTTAGCGACAGTAGTTTTACCTGTACCAGCAGTACCAGATAATAATAAATTTGGTATATCACCTTGATTGAGTATAGACTTAAAAGTCTTTTTAATCTCAACGGGTAATATACACTCGTCAATCGTAGAAGGTCTATACGCTTCTACCCATAATGTGTTGTCCATAATTATCCCTCATACTTACTTGTATTTTCTAACGCAACCCAATATTGTAGGGCTTTGTTCTTATGTTTGAAATTAGAAATAAGTTTAGATGATATATGAACAGTATAATCACCAGGTAACATTTTAAGATGTTCAGTTTTAAAATGAAAGTCAAACGATTTGTTTGTATCACAAACGCCAACTTTTACACCGTAAGTGTTCGCTGTTTCGTTCTTCTTATCTATCGCGGACATCATTATATCACCATCATTTGATTTAACAGATATGTCTGGTAATTGTAACATCGCGGCTGCCTTTTTAACTTTAATTAGGTCTGCCTCAGTAAGTGTAAACTCTACCTCTGTGTCAGGCATTTTTACATCTTTTTGTGGGGTAGTTAAGATAGAAGCGTCAGCGAAGAAATATTTAGACTTTGTAGAAGTACCTTCTTCATTGATTGTCATAAACTTTTCATCAAAAGTAAATGTTGGTTTACTGAATAAAGACATCATGCCTAAAAATTCAGATAGGTCGTATATGGCAATATCTTGCGGAAAGTCTTCTTCGACCTCTGCTGTTGCCAATATGTTTTTCATTGTAGAGATAGTCTTAATAGTTTTACCTGGTGTGATCATCAAGTTAGGATTGATCTCACTAAAGTTTTTAAGTATCTCTTTGGTATTATCACTTATTTTCATTATATAATCTCCTAGTCATTAGGGTTGTTTAACTTCTCTGCCATTGGGTTTCGAAGTGGTGCATTATCGTTCCATTTACCAATATCGTGTTGTAGTAAATCTTCGTTTAGTGTTTCAAATAAAGACTTATCATTACTATAGTGGTCTTGCGATAATTGTATTATAGCATAGTGAATAACTTTCATAAGATCATTCTTATTCTTGCCATCTTTTTTGCCATATCGTTGGGCATACTTTAAAATATTGCCCATACAAAAACCTTCACCATGACCTTGGTCAATGATGATTTCAGTTGCTTGTTTTTGTGTAGTTGAGTAATGTGAACGATAGGTTTTATCAATATACCTTTTCACATCATCTAAAATAATATTTTCTTTAAATTTATACATAATCACATTCTATCATAATTTAGTTTAAAAGTCAAGCGGGGTTTACACCCCGCCCAAAAAATTTATGCAATATCAATTGTTCTAGGTTTCTTACCTTCTGGTACGATTTTCTCTAAAGCAATTTTCAACATGCCGTCAACCATTTCTGCACCTTTCACTTCAACATCATCTGCCACAGTAAACGATCTAGTGAAATGTCTTTTTGCAATACCTCTATGTATTGTTTCAGTATCATCTTCATCTTTGTGGATAGATTTTATAGTCAATGAGTTATCAGCATAATGGACATCTATATCTTTTTTATTGTACCCGGCAAGTGCCAGTTCAATAGTCCAGTTTAGTTCGTCTTTACCTTTAACGATATTATATGGTGGAAAAGTTGTTTGCTTACTATCTAAATGTAAGTCAAAGTGATGGAAGAGATTATCAAACCCTATTGAGTAAGGTCTTAAATCACCCCATATTGATAAATTTCTTGTGCTATTCATAGTATTACTCCTGTTTAGCAAGTTTAAAATGTATACCCATCATGGCATATACACTATTATTTATATAAGTAGGGTTTTGTTTTTTTCAAGTCTAAACCCTAAAAAGACTTATAATGTTGCACTTTACGAGAGGCAACTAACAACAGGTCTTACGAATTGCCTGTGTTACTATTTATGCTCCAACGGCATTGTTCATGTTATCTAGGGCAGCAAAACCTGCGGCAATTAGTGCCTTAGATGGGTTGCCAATTCTGTAACTGGTACCCTTTTTTGATTTGTTGATGTACACACAATGTCCATCTTCTCTTAACTTATTCACCACACTTCTTGGTGATTTTAAGTTGAATTTCTTTTGTGCATCTGTCCAAGAAATACTATTGCCTCTTAGCATTGCATTTAGAAATTTAGTTGAGTTTGCTATTCTTTTTCTAGCCATAATATACTCCTTATATAAGGTTGTATTAAAGAAACCGCTCTTGCTGTCTCTTTAATTTGTTAATACGCTTTAGACCCTCTTTGGCCTTGCGTTGTCTTTTTAAAGTAGGTTTCTCATAGTACTGGCGCATCTTCACCTCTTTTAAGATACCTTCTTTCATAACTTTTTTCTTTAGTTGCCTAATTGCTTTTTCAATATTGTTATTTCTAACTTTAACCTCTAGTGTCATTGACTATTCACCACCTCTCTAATAATTTCTATTACTCCATTGTATATGATATAAGCAACATCAGGTCCCCATATCATTACTGCGGCATAACCTATAATTATACCTAGAATTAATTTAAACATTCTTACCACCTTTTAAGTTTGAGTACGGGTACTTCCCAGTGGGTTGCCCGTACTCATTGAGGTCTACATTATGAAAAATGGATTTATTGGTCATCAACCAACTCCTCACCATCATTGGAAGATCCTTGATTTAATTCTTCAATCGACACACCAGCGTCAACTTTAGTGTACAAATCAAGGAAACTCTTTTTAGTATCATCATCAAAACGATTGATACAAACTTCAACAGCCTTTAACTTGTTGTTAAAGATTGCATAGGCATTAATGATATGAACCAATCTTCTGGTTGCAATAATCTCATCAACACCACCGTCAAAGAAAGTTTTACGAATAACCTCTGCCCACTTAACAAGATTGGCAGTAAAGTCAGTATCTTTTTTACCGTAATGATCCATTACATTATCTAAAATCTTTGTTTCAGTTTTTGCATTTGGATATTCTTGTTCGAATGTAACAGGAAATCTTTCTAGGAAAGCCTCGTTCATTATGTTAGTACCAATAAATCTACCGTCATCAGAACCTTTACCTTTAGTATTAGCAGTGGCAACGACATTGAACCCATCTTTAGGTTCTACAAAGGTACCAGTCTTCTTTAAAAAGACACCGTTACCTTCTAGTATTGGTTGTAAACACATAATCTTATTAGACGCCAAATCTATTTCGTCTAATAATAGAACAGCACCACGCTTCATAGCGTCAACTACTGGACCATCATGCCAAACAGTTTGACCGTCTTGCAATCTAAACCCACCAAGTAAATCGTCTTCATCAGTTTCGATTGTTATGTTAACTCTAATTAATTCTCTTTTAAGTTCAGCACAACTTTGGATAACACCTAAAGTTTTACCGTTACCAGAAAGACCAGTAATGAAAGTTGGATAGAAAATTTTAGATTTAATGATATTCTTAATATCTCTAAAGTTACCAAAAGGAACAAATGTTTCTTCTTTATTAGGTACAAGATTTTCTTGTATTGCAACCGCAGTAGATATTCTACCTTTAGTTACAGGTTGAGAAACAGGTTCAACTTTTTGTTTAACATTTTTAGATGGGTTTATAATATTTGGTAAAGTATAAACACCACGACCTTTTCTAGCCACTTGGTCTTTGTATCTCCAATGTGATACCCAAGAACCGTCAACTTTGAAATTTCTTTCAAGGTCTTTGATTTGTTGGGTTGTGATATCTAAAGAACCAAACTCTTTATGAGCAAGTTCGATAAATTCAATTTTAGTTTCATTCAATTTAGTCATAATAAAGTCCTCACTTTTTAATTATTGTTATATCCTATCATACTTTTGGTGATTTGTCAACCATTTTCTTAAAATTAAAAGCATTATATTTCAATGACTTACGCAACCTTGTCAATAAATTTGTTGAGTAAAACCCTAGAAACACGCTTTGTTTTAAAGTTTTTAAGAAATTGTTGCTTCATTTTAGCGGCACTCATATCAGTTGTAATATCTGCCTCTTCATCTTTTACCTGTAATTTAGACTTAGGTAAGATATAGAGTTCATCATAACCAATATTCTTCTTTGTTATTACACCATGTTCTTTCAATTCTTTTCTAGCCTTCATAGTTTCCTCATAAGAGTTTTGATATGGGTCTTTAGAAAAGTTTGATAGTTCGTTGTATGATAGATTTCTACCACTAGTAACAAAGAAACCAATTAGTTGACTACCAGTCTTATGTTTGAAATAATTGAACATAGGTTTGTGGCAACGCATAAATTGGTAACCTCTAATATTATTATTGTAACCAAACTGGTATTGTTTGTCTTGTATTACAATATTACCATTTGGGTGGTCTGCCATAAAGTTATTCATGTCTTCATCTTTTTCATATTCAGTATTTGCAACCTTAGTAACATTACCACTAGCATGCCCAACACCGTCAGTTAGAAATATAGTAGTCATTTTTTGTACTCTATATTTTTTCTGAAAGTTGTTTACAATATCAATAGTATGTAAGATTGCACTATCTAATGGAGTGCCACCAAGTCTCATAGGATTTGGTAAAGTAAAATAACTATCTTCTTCAATATAGTCATCAGTAGGTGTATTGTTCATACCGTATCTATTTCTTCTACCATGAAAGTATTTTGTAGTTTGATATAGATAAGTCATTGATTGATTGTAGATAGGAGTTTTTTGCGTTGTATCTACTAATTCCATCATAGTAACATTTTCCATGATAAGTTGATCTTCTTTATCATAGATGTATGGAGTATGTTTATATCTACCATTACCTAACCAACCAAGATAATCGTCTTCTTTGTTTTCATCAAAATGTCTTTTACCAATATCAGTAAATGCATAAACTTTACAAGGTATTTGTACTGCCTTACAAAACATAACTAGGTTCATTGTTTGTACTAAGGTATCATGCATAGCAGTATCCATACTCCCTGACCAATCAACAACTAATATCATACCATGATTTTTTGCACCAGGTGTAATTTCTATTCTTTTAAAGATATCCTCGTTGTATTTGTAAGTATGTAATTTATTCATGTTTAGCATACCAGTTCTACTTGTTTTAGTTCTACGGTATGCGTCAGCAGATTTTTTCATTTCAAACTCTTTAACCATATAGTTAACAGTTCTTAATTGTTGTTGTTTGAATTTTTTGAAGTTTTGATAATATGCGGTATAGTAATTACTATTTCTTTTATTAAACAATTCTAATATTCTTTTATTAGGCACAACCGCATTTGTTCTTTTAGGTAAAGTTACATAGATGTTATCTCTATATTCTTTATCTTGTGGCGTCAAAGATTTTTTCTGTTCTTCTAACGCTTTGTCTGTGATTGCTTCGTTTGTATTTTCTGGGTTGTACCCTGCGTCTTCGTTAGAGGTTTCGCTTTCTCTATCATTATTAGTTTCATTCTCGGCAGTAGTTTCCTCAGTTTGCTCTTGTTGCTCATAATCATCACCTAATCTTTCAGAAAGTTCAGAACCTGTAACTAATACCTGTTCTTCTTGGTATTGTTCTTCATCAAATACTTCTTCTTTCGAATAATCAAAAATATCTTGTACTAACTTTTCAACATCTTGCCAAGTATCTAGGTCTTGCGATCTCTTAATAAAACCTTGTTCGATATCGTTAAAGTCAATATCATTGTAAGTATAACCAGACTTTGTATAAACATTAAGTCTATCTATAAATCTCATTGAGTTAATATCTTTTTCAGATAGTCTAAAGAAATCTCTTTCTAGTAATTCATTGTAACCATTGAAATAAGATTTTTTCAAACCAGGATATTTAGATTTCATTTTCTTATCAATACGAATATCCTCAACTACATTGTAATAAGAATGTGGTATTTTTTTCTCTTTGATTTTTTGTACATCTTCGATTGGCGTATACAAAGCGTGCCCTACTTCATGTCCAACTAACATATCATATAAGTCATTAGACATTTCGTCCCATACAGGTAAACATAGTAATCTAGTTTTAGGCACAAAATATGCCGTTTCTACTTTTCTATGTTGTACGGTAATATTTTCTGTGGCAAGAAGTTTTGCCAAGTTTGATTTTTGTTGTTGCGTTATCATAGTCCTCAATATTTTTAATTATAGGTATATCCTACACTATTTTACCAAAAATGTCAATAAAATAATTATAATTAAAATCGTTATATTTCAATAACTTGACTAGGGTGCGACATTCCGCACAGCCTAATGTACTGCTTTCCAGTCAAAATCTGTAACCAATTTCATGCCATATTCGTTGTTTCCGTCTGGCAATACCACATCTGGTTTAAGTTTCAACTTGTTTATCTTAAATGGCGTGTAATCAACAAAGTGGTGCCATCTACCATATTTCCATACTAGACTTGCCACATCTGGGTGCATATCTACTAACATTTGAGATTTATTGATTGTGCCATCTACATTGTAACCTGTCTCTTTAAATTCTTTGTTATCTGTATTTTCTGCATGGTAAAATTCTGCCGTGTTACCACCTTTAACTGTTTGTGTTGCAGCCTTACCTTGTAGAAAGGCATTGAATTGAACGCAACAATCACCATCTTTCATTACTCGTAAACAGATATCAGTATCTTCATTATATCTACCACGCCATCTATGTTTAGTATCATTACGAATTAATAAACAACTGTATATTCTAGTGTTCGATACAAATGGTGGGTAATTACTATCTGGTGCAATAAAGAAACGATATTGTGGACCTGCAATATAAATGTTTTCGTATCTATCAACAAAATCTTCCATCACTTGAAAACCAACACCACTTTCAAATCTTATTCTTTGATTATTATGTAAACGATAAAAGTCTGATATGTTATCATCAAATACCCAATGACTTGTTGCACCAATAGATATAGAATGATCCCATGCCCAGTTTCTTGCACGACCAGGTCCATCACCGTGATTAGAGAATGGTGCCTCTAGTAGAGTTACATATTCTCTTATCTTAAAATTATCTAGCGCCTTATCGTAGTCTTGCATGTCTTGTGGTTCTACTACAATATAATGTGGTACCTGCATACGGGCAAGTGATCTACTTGTAATCATTGTATCACTACGACCTTTACTTACAATGTAACAAGGGTGTCTAGGGTTAGTTCTCTTTTCTTGTACCCATCGTAATAATAAATTTTTAGTAATCTCTAGTTTGGGGTGCCAGATAGATTTACTTTTTTCTGTAACTTCTTGTTCTATCTTTTCACCAAACTCTTTGTAATCTTCTTTTGTTCTAAAGTGTAATAGAAACTTACGATATGGTGCGTTGTCTTCTTGTTTATATTCTGGCATACCTTTCCAATGTTTAGGCCATGCGTTGTCTTGTATTTCACTATCTCTTGTTTTGTCTGCTTTTACTTTACCAAAAAATTTTTTGACTTTCTTTGGTTCTAGTTTTCTTCTATCAATCACAACTGGTTCATCATCATCTGCCAGAAAACTTGTACCTGCACTTGTAGATTTAAGTGGGTAGTATGTTTCTGATACATCACCAGGTATCATTTGATTAATCTTTTTACAAAAGTCTTCTAGGTCATCTAGGTTTCTAAATGCCATGTAGATTGTTTTGTATGTATCGTCTTTTTGTTTTATTTCTTTTTGGGTAGTATCAATAACAGTACCCACAATAAGATCATCACCTTCAACATGTCTATCCAATGTGGCGATGTATTCGTCATCTTTGACTTGGGTCTTTTCCATAAAGTTATCATATCTTGCACTTTCTTTTACCATTAAATAAACTCCTCTAAACTATTTGTATTACCTTTCTTATATGCCTTTGACCAAGACACTTTGACTTTACCATAATCTCTGAAACCACCTTGCACTCTGGTACCGTCTGTATTATATAGGATTTTAAAAAACTCTGGAAATCTTTCTTGTATCTTTTTATGGTCGTTATGTGTTTGTTCAAATGTTTGATTGTCCCATACTGTACTTGCCATATTCTTTTTTGTAACACTTGTATTTGAAAAACAAAACTCACTTGATACTCTGTTACCATAACCATTTGTAAGTAATGTTAAAAAGAAGTGTGTATCTTCCATCACTCGTATAGATGTTAGATCCCATTTGTGTAAGTCTTTATAGAAATCTTTACCATTGAACCAAACACCAGAGCCAAGACTTGAATGATTGACATATGGTTTACCACCAGGTGGATTTTCTACATGACTACAACCACAGAATGATACTTCATCTTCATCTAACCATTTTTCATATAGTTCAAACATTTCTAATATATCATCTGGCGTACATAATCGTCTGGACTTTTCCATGTTATCTTTGCCACCAAAGTATTTACTGTTTCGTCTATGAAAGTTTAAGTCATCATCTAATACCACATACTTACTATCACCTGCTTTATCATATATAAATTTTCTTGTTTTTGGTAAACAATAATATTCTGAATAATGATATTCTTTTGTATTTGGTAATACCATAACAGAACCTAGAAAGTTTGGTAGATTATAGTTACCTAGTTCATGTGCCTGTACAACCAATGTAACTTTTCTTTGTAATTCTTCTGGTAAATGATTGTAAGTAATCTGGTTGTTGTATCTATGAACAGTTGGTATATAAATTTTCATATTCTATATTATATCACAAAATAATAAAAAAGTCAAGCCTACTCAATAATTTTAGTAAAATTCCCTACTTTTTCAAACTTCATTACATTGGCAAATCTATCTGCTATCATATCTGTTTTGTGTGATATGATAAAGACATTCTCACCCTCTAAAGTATTTAGGATTTTCAAAAAGTCATCTGTGCCTGTACCATCTAAACTACTGTCAAATATTTCATCTAGTAATAAAAGATTGGTAGATATACTATTCTTCATCTTCGCAATGGCACGCCAAGTAAATAATAGTGCCAGATTTATTCTCATCTTTTCACCCTCACTAAATGAGGCATAAGAAAACTCGTCACGGAATCTACTTCGTATTGTTTCTTTAAATTCATTATCTAATCTAAAGTTTACAAAGAAATCCATACTTGCAAGATACTTGTTAATAAGTTGGTTCATTATTGGTAGATATTGTTTTATTACTTTTGTTTTAATACCACTATCATTTAACATTGTTTTTGCCGCGGTCAAATAATCTAGTTCTTCACTCTTACTTAATTTTTTTTCATCAATACCTTTTTGTTGTTCTTCTAATTCTAATAGTTTGCCTCTCGCTTCGCCACTATCACTTGATTGTTGTTTTAATTCATTTATCTTATGTGTTAATTTTGTGTTAATATTGTGTAACTCTAATTTTGATTGTTCAAACTTGGCCACATCTATTTCTACTGTTCTTATATCTGCCTCTATACTTTGTATCTTTTCTAATTTTTTACTAATGTTTCTTATTTCTTTATCCGCGTCTTCTAATGCTTGATTCCATTTCATAATAGATTGATTGTTGTCTCTAATCATATCTTGTTTATTACTCAATACTTGTTTACATGTTGGACAGTTATCATGGTTCTCATAGAAAGATTTGTGTTTGTTACATTCTTTTAATTTACTTTCAAACTGTGCCTCAAAGTTTCGTAACTTATTTGATTTGTCAGATAGATTATCTTTGTCTTTAATATCAGATCGTAGTTTAGATATTTCAGATTGTAAGGCACTAATGTGTGTATTGTATTTGTCTATTGCATTTGTATTACTGGTAACTTTCTCTATCTCACTTTGTACTTCAATATTAGATCGTTCTTGTAACTTACCAATATATTCTTTTTGTGTTTCTATCTTGGCATTTGTGATATCAAGTTCTCTTAATATATCTTTGATTTGTTCTTCTTGTTCTTTTATCCTGACTTTGGCAAGCATTTGCATTACAGAAAATATCTTAATATCTAATATGTCCTCAACGACCTCTCTACGATAAGAGGACTTTAATTCCATAAAAGGTACGAAGGTTGAAGACCCTAATATAACAACTTGTGTAAAACTTCTATAATTAAACTTTAGTATTTGTTGTTCTAACATCTTTTGATAATCTGCAATTGTAGCGTCTTGGTTTATCATTTCACCATTCTGGTAGATTTCAAATATGTTAGGTTTGATACCTCGTCTAATTTTATACTTGTTGTTTGATATACTAAACTCTAGTTCTACCTCTGTGCCACCTAAATTAATACTATTGACTAATTGTTCTTGTTTGATTTCTCTAAAAGGTTTTTTAAACAAAGCAAAACATAAGGCGTCTAATATAGTAGATTTACCTGCACCATTATGACCTACTATAAGTGTAGTAGAGTTTTGGTCTAGTGGTACCTCTATAAATTGATTACCAGAAGATAGAAAGTTTTTCCATCTTATCTTTTCAAATACTATCATTTACCAATATCTATTAGGGTATTCTTCTTTGTTTGTAAATCGTAAGTTGCCTGACACACTTACTCTCACACCTTTTGTTTTGAATGGATAAACTTCATGGTTCAATTCTGCAGGAAAGATCCACATGTTACCAACTTCTGGAAAGATAGGGTGGCTAGTTTCTTTCCATTTCTGGTCGCCTCTTTGACTTAATTCCATACAAAAGTTTAATGTGCCTGGTGGTGTTGAGTTTGATACATGATTTTTGATTTCATCTTCCCACTCTGGGTTTTGACAAAATATAACAAATGATAAATCACCACTATGATTATGTGTAGGATTAAACTCACCTGCTTGCATGTAATTAATCCATAAACTTTCTAAACTAAATTTCATAGGAAAACGAATACTATTACCATCTTTATCTTTTGGTAAGTATTCATGTAATTCAAAATGATCTTCATGGCTATGTCTGTATGCCATAAATATCTTTGCCATTTTAGACATGAACCAATCTCTATCTTCTGCTTTATAAAAATGTTCTTTTTCTAAATGACCAGCAAGTGCCGGTCTAGCGTCATTCGCTCTATTTTTTTGTGATCTTTCAACAAGTTCATTTATAAAGTACATAGGTAGTTTGATACCCATAACAAATGGTCCCCAAACACAACTCTTAAATTTAAATTGTGATTTTTCACTTTCTAAATCAACAGGTTCAATTCCTTGTAACCTACTGATATAACTTGGTACAGTATCTTTCATCATATTTCAATATCTCCTGCCTCAGTATATAAAGATTTCATTAAGACTTTTAACTTATCTTTATTTAAGTCTGTTTCTAGTTGTTCAATATAATTATCTAAAAGTGTTGGTGTATCTTCACTTCTTTCCGCGATATCATCTGCCACAGTAGAAGCGTCTAGGTCAGAAAAGTCTTCAACAACTTTTATATCATTGACGGTTGTTTTATAAAACCCGTCTAAAAATTTATCAAATAAGAAATAATCTTTTTTCTTTTCGACAATCAGTTTTACAAACTTGTCATTGTATTTCGAATGATCAAAGTTTGAGTAATCGTTTGTTTCATCATTGTAATATATTTTTTCGTGTATTGTTTCTGGGTTTCGTATATGTTTTATTTCTCTTGTTTCTGTATCTAGTATATGAAAACCTTTTGGGCAATTGTGATCTGCCCAGTTAAACTCGTATGGACTACCAAGATAATATATTTGACCATCGTCAGATTTTTTATGAAAGTGGCCAGACAATACTGTTTCAAATCGTCTAAACAATTTCTTTTCTAACCCATTTGTTGATATATGGCCATTGTGCATTTCAAAACCTTTGATTTCTAAATGACCAAGTACCATATCTGCGCTTTCTTGTTCTAACATCATAGTTGTTTGTTCTATGTTAGAAGAATTAACCCATGGTAGAAATAAAAATCTCATATCATCTATTGTTGTTATGATAGGATCTTTATGTATATTAAACAATAAAGGGTTCAGTAATTCAGTTGGTGAATTTATTTCATTTGTATTCTTATAGTAAGTATCGTGGTTACCTACAATGATATCAACATTACAACCACGATTGATTAATGGGTTTACAAACTTATTGTTAAAGTCAGATAGTGTTTTAAAATTTACAAACTTTCGTCTATCTAACACATCACCAAGATGTATCACATTCTTTATATGATTAGCCTCTAGGTAAGGAAAAAATATCTCATCATAAAACTTATAAAAGTATTTACTGTAATGAGGATTATCGTTTCTTGCACCTAGGTGTGTATCTGCAATTAAAGCAATTTCCATATTATGCCATAAAGTATTCTAATTTCTTAGGTTCTTTCTTTTTTCTTTTTGTTGGTTTGTTTTCAACTGGTTTTGGTTCTTCTTCGTATATCATATTCTTTTTAAGAAAATCTGTATAGGCATTTTGATATTCTGTATTATCACTTTCTTGCCTTACAATCTCATCTAGTCCACCCTTCATTATTAGTTTTTGTTTTATCGTTGTTTGTTTTTTCTCTTTCTGTATTCTACGAATAAAAGCATAATAAATTATTTGGGTGAAGTAGGCAAAAGGATTAGATGACTTTTCAGGGTCAAAGTTGGCGACATACTGTAAACAGTTTTCTATGCCATCACTAATCATATCCTCTTTGTATGTATAGTTTATAAAGTTTGGTCTATAAGACAAATGGTTTGCAATCTTTAAAAAACATTCACCAATGTAATCACTTATTGGTGGGTCTCGTCTTTTTCTATTTCTTGCACTTACCACTTTCTTATGGTATTTTTTCATTTCTTCAAGGAACTTTTTATTATCAACATAATGTTCCTTTTTGCGTGTATTTAATTTTACATTCATAATTAGTTATTATATCATATTATAGTATAAAAGTCAACCATATATACTAGATTTAGTTAAATTAATTTTATTAAAAATAATGCTTGACAAAACCGTTGACTTGGTATATAATGGGCCATGCCCCGGTTGTCAGAGTATCTTGCTTTAGTGTTTAGTTTTGTTACCTTTGAGATATTCCATAGTATCATAGTAATCCTCATCATTCATTTTATCTAATAGTTTTTGCATACTGTCTTTTTCTCTTTTCAATTTATCTTGTAAAGGTTCTAATTTTTTGTTATAATTCATTCTTAAATTATTATAATAATCTTTGAGACTATCGTTAGGCACCGCCAAGGTCATTACATTATTTTTATGTATTGAGAATATTTTATCAGTAGATTGAAATACCCAAGGTCTTAATGCCATACGCTCTTCAATCCAGTATTGGTCATCTTCAACTGGTTCGTTATGCAAATCTATTTTATATGGATCACTCAATCGCAAAAAGTCTGAGCCTTCTTGCACTAAAATACCTGCGATTACTTGTTCACCTGAAACAAGTTTAAGTAACCTAGGTACAGGTATTTTTACATGAGTTTCTTTTACTTTTTCATTACTCATATTAGTATTTATATATCCACATTATGCATTTCATAGTCGAACTCTTGTTCAGTATAAAACCCTACTCTTTCCATAAAGTGATTAAGGGTAAAGTTTTTTCTTTCTTTGTACGAAAAGTCATCAGCGATATCATACAAAGTCGCCCTAGACTTACTATCACCAAGACGCAACCCACGACCAAGAGACTGTAAAACTCGTATTTTAGATTTGGTAGGGCTTGCGAATATAACATTGTGTAGATTCCTAATATTGATACCAGTAGAAAAAGTTCCGTAACTCGCAACGATAATGGCATTGTTTTCATTTTCTGTAATACTCCTTATTGTTTCTCTATCTTTAGTATCTGTGCCACCATAAACAAAAAATAATTTTCTTGTATGTGGGTCTAAAGTATCACCAATCATATCATACAGTATTTTACCATGTTTGTCAACATATTGAAATAAAACTAAAGTATTCCCTGTCTGGTCTTTGGTAAGATTTTTGATAAAGTTGTTTCTTCTTTGATGTGATACTATATATTCCATTTCTTCTTGGTACTTTAAATTCTTTACTTGTATGCAATCTTCTTTAGGATATTTGAGTACCACACATTGTATTTTTAAATCTGCTAATTGTTTCTTATCTATTAAATCTCTTGTGGTTGTAACATTTGTAACAGGACCAAATAAACCTTCTAATACTAATTTATGGACTTTACTATCATCTAAAGTACCAGTCGTGCCTATTCTAAAGTTTGCATTGACTAGACTACCCATAATCTTTTGTAGTTCTTTTGATTTGTATAGATGTGCCTCATCACCAATTACACAATCAAACTGTTCAAAGTATTTTATCAAATGTGGCAAGAGATTGCCATGTAGATACAACAACAGGTTTCTTTTCATCTATCTCATAACCATAATACTTTCTTTGTACATAGTCTTCCGCTTTCCAAGAATAGTCTTCAAAGTCTTTGTACATTTGTTCTACCAATGATGTAGTTGGCACTACTAATAAACTTCTTTTACCAAGTGTTGTCATCATTCGTATGATACAATAAATGATTAAAGACTTACCAGAAGCGGTAGGCGATAACAAAATACAGCGTCTATGATTAATCGCATGTGCAAAAGCGTCCAGTTGGTAATCTCTAATTTTTAGGGATTTCGTCAAAATTTTGTCAACAAACTTGGAAAAATCGTCTCTAGGAACGCTACCAGTCCTGTTTAAGCCATCGGGCAGTATGATTGTATGGCCGTTTTTTTCACAAAAATGCTGTACATACGGCACTAGACCGCGATACAGTTTACCAGTCGCTTTACTGTATAATCGTATCTTACCGTCCCATCTTTTGGCACGAACAGATGGCATGAAACTTGCACCTGGTACTTGAAATGTAAAAAAGTCTGATAAGTCTTGGACTAATCCAAGGTCTTCACTTTTACATTTGACATATGCTTGATTAAAGATTTCTATTTGTAATTCTGCCATCTAATTCTTCATATGATATATTTGTCCAATTATCTCTTTCATCTAATTCTTCTATATTATCACCAACATGTATAAACTCGTGGTCTTCGTATTTGTTTAGTAATCGTTTCGTATGAGATATCCAGTTTACTGGATTTACTTTGTTTGCATTAGTACCAACATAACCTTTTGTACCTTTATATACATTGTTTACTGTATCTGTTTTTGAATAGTAGTCATAACCTATCAGATATATTTTTTTCTCTTTATCTGCTGCCATCATGGCAATCAATATACCTGCATTTGTTTTTTCTTGTTTATATTTACCTAGACCCATTACTTTGTCTTTCTTCTTCGTCCAGGTTATAAGATATCCTTCTTGGTCTTCACTTAGGTAGAGTTTGAAATCGTCTTCATTCTTGTCTGTGCTTTCTTCTCTCATCTTTCTCATCAAGTCTCTATTGTTTGCCCAACATACAAAATATCTTTTCTTCTCACCACGCCATGCCCATTCGTCTGTATAGTCGTTAATGTCTATGTCTTGTCCTATAAACTTTGCAACTGTTTCAGGTTCAAATAGTTTAGGATATAATGTGTGTGGATTCTTTTCCCATGTTTTCAGATATACAGGATTCTCAAATGCATATCCACTACGATATATTTCGTGGCATATATTATAGTCCATTGCCAATAATACATCAGGTGTAAAGTCTCTATAAAGACCATTACAACCATATATCTTTCCGTGTTCTCTTAATCTATGTAGGTCAAAGTCTTTTCTACTTTCACCATTACCAATACAAAATATCATGCCAATCTCACATTCTCATAATTGTTTAATACATTATCCCAGTTACCATACTGTACAAATTTCATCTGTGGATATAATTCAAAAGTTTCTACAAACTGTTTACTTGGAAATACTTTAGGATTATTTTTAAGTGGATAATTATTACTACTTTTATATATGTTATTATGTTTACCCGTTTTATCATAATCAAATCCAATCATATGTACCTCTACACCACCTGGATATTTCCATTCATCATTCAAATACTTACACGCATTTATTGTTGCCAATCGTAATGCTGCCGTGCCACAATCAGGCCAGTCTTGGTCCCAATAACATATTCTATTATATGCGTCTCTACTTTCACTATCGTTTCGCCAACGATGTTGAAATAATACTCTACGATCTTTCCAACAACCTGCAAAAGTAACTTCATTCGATATACCTTTGTCTTTACAAAACAAATAGTCTGTCCAATAATCTCTATAAATGGCATTGCACCCATACTTAACACCTTTAAGATTGTCTATGTTAATAGACCTTCTACTTTCACCGTTACCAATAACCCAATGTATTAACACTAGATACTGCCTTCAGTAAACTTTTTCCATTCTATCGCATTTTTAATTTGAAAGGTGCGATTGTTAATTTGTTTAAGTGTATCTTCACAGAATTTACATATCTGTTTTAGATATTCAATCTTTTGTCTTTGTTTAATAATACTATCATCAGCGTCTAAAAATTTATCCACATCTTGTCGTAATACTTTTAAATCAAAGTTTTCATTCTGGTATTCTTCTGGGTCTGCTTTGCCAGTGTAGAACAACCATCTCTTAATGTGTAGTTTAGAATAGTCGCCTTCTTCTTTCTTCAACATCAAAGCATATGTTGAATATATCTTTAAGTATTTTGAGTGTAGTGTAGGTGTAGATAAACTCTCTATATCAAGTTGAGTATCATCTATTGCCAGGTCTTTAGACGCCTGGTCTTGTAATTCTTCTAATGTCATAGTATCTCATAATTATAATGTTGTATATGTATGTATCTTATATCCAAAGGTACAACTTGCCGTTAGATATTCCACATCCGTTAAGTTTTGATTATACTCTAAAGCACTTAATGATTTAGGGTATATGTCTTGGTAATTTATTTCCATCACATTGATGTTTCTACTTGTCATTACCGTTAGTTTTGCGTCAGCAAATATAGCGCCATCATTTGTTGCACGGGTAGGTCTACCTGCGTCAGTTGATCTAGTTTGTGTTGACAATGGCATTCTATCACCACCATCAGCAATTAATGCCCTATACTTTTCATCACTATCTACCTGTGCCAACCCTGCCATCCAATCATGTATTTGTTTGTATGTCTCTAGGTTTTCATCTACTGTAAATGTAATTGTTAGATCATCAAAAGTTAAATCATTACCAGGTATTTTAAGTTGTTGTAATCTTGTAGGTTGTATCAATTCAGTTAGAGTAATACCAGGTATATTTGCCTGTACTGTATTAAACTCAACCTTTGGTATCTTAACACATTGAAACCTAAACTTGGTAGGATCTGCAAAATCCAGATTTGATGGTTGTTTACTTGCTAAACTTGCTTCCGTCATATTAGTATTTATAATAAAAAAAGGGGGCGATATTGCCCCCCTTAATCTCTATATTACAGATAAAATTACATTAAGTTTGTAACTTTTACCATTCTGTAATAGATGTTTGCTTGGTCAGTACCAGTGTCTGATGCTTGTGCTGAACTTTCAGCAAATGGGTTTCTAATTAGACCATATCTAGTTTTAAAACCAATTTTTGGTTGGAATGTATCTTCACCAACTGCTCTCACCATTTGTAGTGGAACATATGGGCAATAGAACATACCAGCATCATACGGGCTAGTTCCTTTGTAACCCACTGTGAAGTATTGAGCCGCAGTATTATTTGACGT